GTTCAATAGCGTCCAGTGAATATTTAACGTGCCAATTTCGGATATGATCATCATATGACCAATCCAGCTGTTCGCACAGATGTGTAATGTTGCAATCAGCTGCAACCTGTTTCATCTGGAGTCGTCTTTCCTCATACACTTCTTGTCCGTGACCAAACCACTCACGTAGCGCATTATCTATATTCTGCGCACATGCTTGTTCTGGTGATAGTGGTGCGCCTTTGGGACGCATATAACAGTGCAAAGATTTGAAGATTGACTTTTCAAGTAAAGCTCCCACATGAACGCCAAGTTTCGGGTGGTAAACACTCTTTCTCTTGAGAAATTCAAATTCATCCTCATCAAGATAAGATTTAAGCTCACTTGTTTTATCGGGCATGGTATAAATCTGACCATGCTCTCCTAGAAACTCAGAACAATCCTTAATGTTAAACAAAGGATAGTCTGGTGATACACTACCAATATTATCATCGCCATAAGTCATGATGTGTACCGCTTTGCGGAAATCTTCACTTCTGTCGTACACAGTGAAGAAAAAACTACGTAAATTGAGGCATCCGCAAATGCCATTCATAACAGCGGTTAAAGAGTTACCACTGATATGAGTTCCTGTTGTTAATCCAACCAAATCGCCGTTAAAAGCGATAAATGAGTATACAAGATCCGCTGCCATGGCTTTCATAGCAATAATGTCCTGATCATTGTAATTACACTCACTGGCGATATCAATAAGAATACGTAGTGCTGCCAACAAAAGTTGACTAGGAATCTTTTGGTCATATTTACCATAATCGCCACCAAAAATGCGATCCATGCCAAAATGGCTAACATGTTTATAAAACGTGTCCCACTCTGGTCCATAACAATTAATCCCAACTGCACATTCTGATACAAGAGGGTTCATTTGTAGGAAGCGCAAAACTGGCAAATAGTATTTACGAACCAAAAATGTCAAAGCAATAGGGTTGCCATAAAATATACGGCATTTCTCCTTAGCTACTGGCAAAATTTCATCCTTTTTACACGCCTTTGCTATGGTATTAGCTCTTTTACCTTGTAGGTATAGAGCCTCCACACGATTGATTTCATCCTGTATGATAGGTTCAAATTCCCTATTACATGGATGATCTGGAGTCGGCTCATGTTCGATAATAAATCGACGTTTCTTTCCACCTAACGGAAATCCTACGGAAGTATCTAGCTTAATAGCATCGATAAATTTACATCCGGGGATACCATTTAGATTTTCATGATCTGTCAATGGTTTCATAACGCGCCAATAAGGCGAGCGAACTAACTCCAAAAGTGGTTTCTTGTAATCCATAACTGCCGTTTGCAATATATCATGAGGCAAAGCAGTGCCAGTGTGACTAGCATTGTTCAAACAAGTCGACCACCCAAACCACTCCGGATTAAACTTAGGTTTACCCCAAATGTTATCCTGAGCGCAATGTTTGGCAATCGCATCTGAAATGGGAGTTTTCCTAACATCAGATGTATATGTGGATCTTCCTATGCACGTTCCAAAATACTCAAATTGAGATTCGCGCGGAAGAAAATTGATAGGACTTTTAGGGTGAACTTTCTCATTGGTCATGATATTCATACCCATACATTGAGGTTCAAATTTAGATGCGACACCAGTCAGCAAAACGCCTTCCAAGCTCTCAATATGAGTAATAGCTTCAAGAATTTGCTTCTGACATAGGGTGCCCGCACATCCGCGTGGTGTACCAGCAATTCCACCTAAATGAAATCCTAATACAGCATTACCCTTGCCTTCCGACAATAGTACTGCTCCACATAAACCCGCAAATGTATCCATAGACAATTTTGTGTATTCGATACCCATGAATTGTTGGGCACCATTGTTGGTAAGTTTTGGGATACCAGCCCCATAAGCCTGAATCAAACCTCCTTCTTTAGACCTCCACATCATTTTGAATGCGAGTTTATTAAGAGGTCCCGTTGGAAAATACTTGACTAAATCTCGGAATGTACCACCACAAGGGCAATAACAAATTCGTAAATCTGTATCAGGTATGAGATATGAAGCACTAACGTGCAACA